GACGTTGACAATTGGCGCGCCTGGCTCCGGAACGAACCTGTTGCCATTACTTGGCTGGTCTACATTGGGTGCTATCCTGTCGGACGGTGCCGACGCTCAGAGCGTTACCGATGTCCTGGATGCAAGCGCAGGCGGTAACAACAACTTCGGTTCATTCCTGTTCATTCCGACTTTGGACATTGCAGAGGTCGAAGAGGCCGCAACATGGAACGCCACACAAAATGTGATGTATATGTACACGGTGGCAACCATCAAGGCCAATGCCACGGCGTACTATGATGCGTTGAAAGGCTACGCAGGCACCGGGGTTACAATCTCAGAGACTGCAAACGAGTACCCCGAAATGGTGCCGATGATTGTATTGGCCGCCACGGATTACACTCGCCGCAATAGCACTCAGAACTATATGTTCCAGGTGTTCCCGACATTGACTCCTAGCGTTACCGACACGACGGAATCAAATACTCTTGATCTTGTTCGCGCCAACTACTATGGCCGCACTCAGACCGCAGGCCAGCAGATTGATTTTTATCAGCGCGGTGATTTGATGGGCGGCACTACAGCGCCTATCGCCATGAACGTCTACGCGAATGAAATGTGGCTGAAAGATGAAGCAAGCGCGACTATCCTTGAATTGTTGCTGGCACTAGCTCGTGTTTCTGCAAACTCAAAAGGTCGTATTCAGATTCTGGCGCAGATTCAGCCTGTCATTGACCTTGGCATCTTGAACGGCACAATCAGCATCGGTAAGCCTTTCACTCAAACAAAAAAGGCGTACATCTCCGAGATCACCAGCGACCCTGATGCGTGGCGTCAGGTGCAAAACTCCGGCTTCTGGGTTGATTGTGTGATTCAGTCATACAACACGCAAGACGGCCGCACAGAGTTTAAGGCGGTGTATACACTGATTTACAGCAAAGACGATGCAATTAGGAAGGTAGAGGGAATTCATACGCTTATTTGATGAGCGTTGTGACCCAATTTAACTCGCCTAACAGAAAGGATTTATAAATGACAACAGATATTGCAGGCTTTGGACTCCAGCTACAGTTAACGGCGTCTGTGACATTCCCACAAGGGATTACCATCACGCAATTTGCAGATGATGCAGACCCGTTTGACCTGCCAGAATTGACCATCGGTGAGACTGCCATGGGCGTCAATGGCGACATGGTGGCATGGTCAAAAGCAAACCCTATCATGCCAGCGATTGCGGTTATCCCTGGTAGTGATGATGACATCAACCTTGCCATTTTGTTTGAGGCAAACCGAGTAAGCAAGGGCAAAGAATCAGCCCGTGATTTAATCACTTTGGTTGGCGTATACCCAAACGGCGACACTGTGACATTGAGCAATGGCAAGATTTTGGCAGGCATCCCTGGCAAGGCTTTGGCATCAAGTGGCCGTCTGAAATCAAACACATACAAGTTTGCATTCGAGAGCAAAACAGATACTCGTGCGCAGACTGGAGTTTAATCAATGATTCAGCCAATTGACAAAGAGATCGACGGAAAGGTGTACGTTCTGTCCAAGTTCCCGGCAGTAGCAGGCCGGGAGATTGTGGCGAAGTACCCATTATCAGGCATGCCAAAACTCGGAGACTACAAGGTCAACGAAGAGACCATGCTCAAGCTGATGGCGTTTGTCGGCGTTCGTCGTGATGATGGCGGCATACAGATGCTAACCACTCGCGCACTGGTCGATAACCACGTATTAAGCTGGGAGACATTGGCCAAGATTGAGTGGTCAATGATGGAGTACAATTGCAGTTTTTTCGGGAACGGGCGCGCCTCGACTTTCTTCGACGGTATCGCCCAGAAATTGCCGTCCATGATTACGTCAATACTGACGGATTTATCGCAACAATTATCAGCGAAAAACAAGCAACCCTCCACGAACTCAGAACAGTCTACTCACTAGAAGACGCGTTCGACTTGTGGGAGGTTATCGCCACAAATCGCTTTAACGAGTGGTCAGCAATGGAGCAAGCAAAGGCTAAATAATGGCGAGCGTTTTAGAAACATTCCTGATTCTTTTTGAGTCGAACGCCGATGATGTTAAAAAAGGCGCTTCCGATGCAAATAAGACGACCACGGAACTCAATGACAAGTTGCTTTCTACTAAGGACGTCACGTCTGTCGTCGGTGCGTCTTTTGTCCAGATGGCTGCTGGGGCTGCTGGTGCTATTGCCGCCGTCCTGTCTTTGGGCGCGCTCACCCAGGCCATGTTCAACGCAGCGGACTATGCGGACCAAGTTGGTGAGTTCAGCGACAAGCTAGGTCTTAACGTTGAGGATGTCAGCGCTTGGGGTGATGCACTGCAAGTCAATGGCGGGGATGCTGCCAGCTTTCGCGCAACAGTTGAAGGCCTGGCCACATCACTGACTGACTTTGCCGTCAAAGGCAAATCCCGAGTAGCACCCTTCTTTGAAGAGCTCGGCATCAAAATGGTTGATGTCAATGGTAAGGCTCGCAACGTCATGGAAGTATTGCCGGAGCTGGCAGAGTCGTTCGAGAAATTATCCAAACAGGAATCTGCCGCTTTAGGTCAAAAGCTAGGGCTAGACCAAGGAACCATCATGCTGTTGCAGCGTGGTCGCCGTGAGGTTGAAGACCAAATACGCATCCAGAAAGAGCTTGGCGTTGTCACTGCCGATCAAGCTGAAATCGCTGGAAAATTTAACGATACCGCAGACAACACAGCAAAAGTATTTCGTTCAATTTTTGGCATCGTGTCGTCGTCTGTTTTGCCTATTCTCACAAGATTGCTTGAAAGCCTGCAAGCTGGAGGCCAGTGGATTCAGAAGCATACCAATTTTGTCGTCGGCTTAATGATCGCCCTGGGCGTGGCAATTACCACGTATGCCATACCGCCATTGTTAACCATGGCAGCCGCAACCATTGCTGCATTCGCTCCATTCATTCTCATGGGTGTGGCTGTTGCTGCCACCGCTGCCGCATTCGCATTGCTGTACGATGACGTGATGGCGTTCATTGATGGCAACGATTCTCTGATTGGTCAGATACTCACACAATACCCGATTATCGGAGCCGTGATTGGTGGCATTGCTGACATACTGCGCGGCCTGTGGGATACGGTGTCATGGGTGTTTAATACAATGCTTTCACTGTTGCAGATCAGCGCCGAGGGTTGGCGTATGCTTGGCTCAGTAATCGGTGGCTGGGTGTCTGACTTTGTGGCAAATGGCACGCTGATTCAAAGCATTTTATCCACGCTTACAGGCCTGTTTGATGCGTTCGGTGCTGCGGCTGGCGGCGTATGGGATTGGATAACCGACAAGATTAGAGCATTCATCAATGTTGCCGCTAAAGGTGTTGAGCTGGTGAAGTCTGCGGCCTCGTTTATCACTGGCTCACTTGATAGCGCCAAACAGTCATTGGGCATATCTCAGGCTCAAGATGCAGTCATGGCCTCAGGTAGCAGCCCTTTAAACTCTGCGACCAGCAACGTGACAAGCAACACATCACGGAGCGCCAGCAAGACAACGAGCATCCAGACCGGGCCGATTACCGTGCAGACTAATGCAACTGACGGCCAAGGCGTTGCCGCTGCATTGGGTAGCTCTTTATCTGACCAGATGCGCCAAGCCGCCGCCGGGTTTGATGACGGGGTTCTAGCATGATTGATGTGGTCGGCATCTATGACCAGACCTTTACGCAGGTTTTTGACCTTGCACGTCCGATAAAAGCCACGGTCAAAGAGGATTCCAAGTTGATGGATCATCCCGTCGAGACTGGGGCGACCATTACCGATTTCAGTATTATCCTGCCGGTTGAAATTGAACTGTCTATTATTGCCGTTGGCATCTCAGAATACCGTGAGACATACGGTAAAATCAAACAGGCATTTCTGAGTCGGACATTGTTTTCCGTTCAGACGTGGACGGGTCTTTATCAAAACCAGATCATTCAGTCATTGCCACATGAGGAAGACCCGGCGCTGTCTGATGCGATCACCATTGCGCTGAAACTCAAAGAGGTGCAGATTGTGGAGGCTCAATACCTGGCATTGCCTGCGCGCAAGGTTCGAAATCCGGCCAATGCCTCAACGGTTGATAAAGGCCAGCAACAGCCGACAATGGCTTCGACTGCTCGCAGTAGCTCAGTGCTTTATGGGATTTTCAATTAGATGATTCAGATTAATTTAGCGGCAATCGCCAACCAGTCACTCAATATCAGACTTGATAATAGGCTGTATGGAATCACGGTTAAAGAGGCCGCCGGGGTGATGGCGATTGATCTTGTGCGTGATAATGTGATGCTGTTGCAAGGTCAACGCCTGGTGTCTGGCTCGCCTGTAATCCCGTATCAATATCTTGAGTCTGGTAACTTCGTTTTCATCACATTAAACGATGAATATCCAGAATACCCGCAATTCG